CAAGTTCTTATGGACGACTGGGAGATGGAACTACTATTTCCAAATCATCTCCAGTTCAAATAGGTTCTGATAGTTGGACGGCTGTATCAGCTGGAAGATACCATACAGCAGCTATAAGATCTGGTGGCACTTTGTTTACTTGGGGACAAAATGGTGGACGACTGGGAGATGGAACTACTGTAGACAAATCATCTCCAGTTCAAATAGGTTCTGATAGTTGGACTGCTGTTTCTGCTGGAGGTAGTCATACAGCAGCTATAAGATCTGGTGGCACTTTGTTTACTTGGGGATCAAACACATTAGGACAACTAGGAGATGGAACTACTATTTCCAAATCATCTCCAGTTCAAATAGGTTCTGATAGTTGGACTGCTGTTTCTGCTGGAACTAATCTTACAGCAGCTATAAGATCAGATGGGTATTTGTTTACATGGGGAGAAAATTATTTTGGACAGCTAGGAGATGGATCTAATAACAGATCATCTCCAGTTCAAATTGGTTCTGATAGTTGGACTGCAGTTTTTACAGGTATTTTTCATACAGCAGCGATTACATTAAATAATAATTTGTTTGTATGGGGAAATGGTTCTTCAGGACAAATAGGAGACGGAACTGTTATTTCCAAAGGATCTCCTTATCCTTTAAATAATGTAGTGAGCTCTCCAGTTCAAATAGGTTCTAGTAGTTGGACTGCAGTTGCTGCTGGAGCTACCCATACAGCAGCTATAAGATCTGGGGGAACATTATTTACATTTGGATCAAGTGGTTCTGGACAATTAGGAGATGGCACTACTGTAAACAAATCAGTTCCAGTTCAAATAGGTTCTAGTAGTTGGACTGCAGTTACTGCTGGTAAAGACCATACAGCAGCTATAAGATCAGACGGGTATTTGTTTACTTGGGGATTAAATTCTTCAAGTCAACTAGGAGATGGCACTACTGTAAACAAATCATCTCCAGTTCAAATAGGTTCTAGTAGTTGGACTGCTGTTTCTGCTGGAGTTACTCATTCAGTAGCTATATTATCAAATAGTAAGTTGTTTGCATGGGGAGGTAATAGTAATGGACAACTTGGTAGGCCTATCTCTTCATTAGCACCTTATCAAATAGATAATACATCCAGTTGGACTGCTGTTTCTGCTGGAAAATTACATACTGCAGCTATAAGATCTGGTGGTACTTTGTTTACATGGGGGTCAGCTAGTGCTTTTAATGCTGGCCAATTGGGTGATGGCACTATTGTAGACAAATCATCTCCAGTTCAAATAGGTTCTAGTAGTTGGACTGCAGTTTCTGCTGGAAGATACCATACAACAGCTATTAGGTCAGGAGGTACTTTGTTTGCATGGGGATTCAATAGTATGGGAGCTCTTGGAGATGGAACTTCTATAACTAGATCATCTCCAGTGATTGTAGGTCCCACCAATTATGGAGTATTATCTCCTATACAGATAGGTTCGAGTAGTTGGATTGCTATTTCAGCTGGAAGTTATAACTCAGCAGCTCTAAGATCTGACAATAAACTATTTGCATGGGGACTAAATAGTTCAGGTCAATTGGGTGACGGAACTTTTAGCAGCAGATCTTCACCTGTCCAAATTGGATCAAGCGACTGGAAAGAAAGTGACCTTGGTGGACAACACGGTGTTGCAATTTTAAAATTTTAACTATATACTAAATGAAAAGTTAATTTTAAAATTTTAACTATATACTAAATGAAAAATTATTATGAGTGATTTTATGCATAAAATAGATCAACAACTTAATTTAATGATTCGTGGCAGGTTTGAAGAAGGTTGGAAACTTAGCCAAGAAATGCACGAAGAGCATCCTGAAGATCTAAGACATCTTTTTAACAGAGGATGGTTTTTAATAAACCAAGGAGACCTTCAAGGTGGTTTTCAATGTTTAGAATCTGGAAGGATTCTAAACGTTTATGGTGGTGGTAGATTAAAGACCAACAAACCTATTTTCAACCCTCATCTTCATACACTTGAAGGTAAATCTGTTATTTTAAACATGGAATGTGGATTCGGAGACCAAATTATTTATGCTCGTTTTGCAAGTGAGGTCGCAAAACGAGGAGCCAAAGCATACCTTTGCAGTGATGTAAGACTTCATGATTTATTCTCAAGAATACCTGGCGTAGAAAAATGTATCGTAGCTAAAGACATTCCAAATATACAACATGATTTTTGGATTCCAGGATTTAGTTGTAGTTGGATTTTTGGTCATACGTTTGATACCTTGCCAAACGATCCTTACATGTTCGCAAGTAAAAGTAGTTCTGAAATTTGGAAATCGATTATTAAATCAAATAAACCTAAGGTTGGTATTAGGTGGTCTGGTAGTCCTTTGTTTGAACATCAACAGTTTAGAATATTTCCTCCCGAACCTCTAATAGATCTTTGCAAATATAAGGATTTGCAATTCTATAGTCTTCAAAGGGATACTGATACGAGAGAGCTACCTGATGAAATAACTGATCTTCAACATATTATTATATCATGGGAAGATACTGCTGCAGCAATTGAAAACTTAGATTTAGTAATTACTTCGTGTACTAGTGTAGCTCATCTTTCTGCTGCTATGGGTAAACCTACTTGGGTGATTGTTCCTCTTTTACCATATCATGTATGGGCTTATGGGGGTGATCATTCTCCATGGTATCCAAAAACTACAAGAGTGTTTAGACAACAAGTATTTGGAAATTGGGACACAACGTTTGAAAAATTGGAAGATGAATTAGTTAAATATTTTGATTTGAAAAAGGAATAATATGAAAAATTTGTATTTTGTTGCTGGTCTTCCAAGATCAGGTTCTACTTTGCTAATTAATTTGCTTAAGCAAAATCCTCAAGTCCATGGAGAAGCTGTAAGTTCTCTTTGCTCTATATTCTCTTCCATTCATTTTAGTTGGAATAAACTAGAATCAAATAAAGAGTATCCAAATCTTCCAGCAAAAATAAATTGCTTAAAGTCTGTTCTAGAAAACTATCACAATGAACATGGTAAAAATATTATTTTTGATAAGGATAGACTTTGGATTACTCAAATAGGTCTTTTAGAGTACATTTACCAAAGACCTGTAAAAATGTTAGTTCCTGTTAGAAACCCAGCAGAAATCCTAGCTTCGTTTGAAAAAATTAGAAAACATAATCCAATCTATTTAACATTATCTGATGAGGATTTAAAAGAAAGCACTTCTATTCCCAGTCGAGCATTTTTCTTTGCTGGTCCTAATGGTCCTATGGGTCTCGCATATCAAGCAATGAAAGACTCAATTACTATGGGATATCTTGATAGATTGTTGTTTGTGGACTATAACAGATTCTGTAACAGTCCTAAAAGTCAAATGAAAAGAATTTATGATTTTTTTGAACTTCCAGAATTTGATCATGATTTTAAAAATATTGTACAAACCGAAGTTTATAATGATGATGCTGTTAAACTTCCCAATCTCCATAAAATTAAACCTTCACTACAAAAGACTACTGTAAATGTTGTTGAGTATTTGGGATTAGATTTGTACCAACAATATAACAGAGAAATTTTCTGGGATGCATGGATTTAGAATGAATATTTGTAATCTGAGTGCTATTCCTGTTTTTATCACGCAGCTCACAGATGATGAGAAGATTACAAGAGAAGAGTATGAAACATTAACTTCTATTAAACTTCTAAAACGTGAAACCGAGAAATCTTTTAGTACCATGCTTTCAGAATCTTCTCATGTTTTAGATGATCCTTTATTGGCTAATATTAAAAAAACCAAAGACAAATATGTAAACTATTATCTTAATGAAATTTTAGGAGTTGATAATAAGTTTAGTATGACTAGTTCATGGTTAACGATGAATCAAAATGGATCTTCACATGAAAGACATTCACACGGCAATGTTATTTTAAGTTGTGTTTTATATTTTTGTGAAAACCTTTCAGATGAGTCCATGTCTTCTTTTTACATCTCTCAAAAAGGGTTAGATTACGTTTTTCAAAATTTTCAATTTCAGTACAAAATTGAAAAATTTAATGAGTATAATTCACCAAATTTAACAATACCAACAAAATCAAATTTGTTAATTGTTTTTCCAGGTTGGATGTTACATGGATCTGAACCTATGAATAAAAACACAAAGAGGTATTGTATAGGCTCAAATTACTTTTTAAACGATCATGTGGGTACAGGTTACCATTCACTATCTATAGAGACTAAAATAAAAGATCATTCAATTATTTGATAGGAAAATTATGGATTATATTGAACCAGAACATAAGAAGTTAAATTTAGGATGTGGCCTTAAAAAATTATTAGATCATTGGAATATTGATATTGAGAAGAAAGTTAATCCAGATCAAGTAGTTGACCTTCAAACTTTTCCTTGGCCGTATCATGATGATTTTTTTGAATTGTTGACAGCAGACAATATCTTAGAACATTTGGGTCAAACACCTGAAGTGTTTACAAACGTAATTAAGGAAATGTATAGAATAAGTGCTGATAAAGCAGAATGGTATATAAACTTTCCCCATCATCGTTGTGATTTATTCTTCGATGATTACACTCATGTTAGACCTCTTACAGCAAAAACATTTAGAATGTTCGATCAAAAAGTAAATTTTGAATCTATTGCTAAAAAATTAAGCGATAGTACTTTTGGTTTGTATTATGATGTTGACATAGAAGTTGTTAATGTAGAGTACAATTTGACCGGTTATTTTAGAGAACAGCTTGAAAATGGTTTCATAGGTTCAAGGGAATTGGACATAAAATTAAATACTATTTCCAATGTTTGTGAAACATTATCTGTAAAAGTTAAAGTACATAAACCTGGTAGGTACAGTACTTGGTTTAAGACGTTAAAATAACATGGCTTACACTCAAATATTTAATACAGATGTTTTCAATGTCGGTAATAAATCTGCAAGAAACGTACTAGCAAGTACTGATCAAGGTCTAATGATTGTAAATCGTTTTGATTTTGATCAGGAAGAAGTTGGTCATAGTAGGTGGCTTCTTGATCATGGAAATTGTAATACGATAGAGGTTAATGATTGTTATCAAGCGATTAGAAATATTACTAATCCTATAGTTTTTGATGTTGGGGCAAACATAGGTACTATATCTATATGGCTTTCTAAAATTCTAAAGTTAGGTCATATATACAGCTTTGAACCCCAAAGGCAAATTTTTTATCAATTAGCAGGAAACGTTGCATTAAATAACCTCTACAATATTGATGTATTTAATTATGCTGTAGGTTCAACTAACACTTTTATACGCGTAAAAGAACCAAATTATTTCAATAATAACGATTTTGGAACTTTTAGTTTAATAGAAGAAAAAGTTCCTGTCACGGAAAAGGATTTAATTGTTCCTTGTATTACTTTAGATTATTTTGTTGAGACATATCGAATACCTAGGGTTGATTTACTAAAGATAGATGTTGAGGGTATGGATCTTGATGTGTTGAAAGGCTCTGTAAATATACTAGAACATTTTGCTCCAGCTGTGTTTGTAGAGCATTTTGATAATAGGAAATCCCAATTAGAAGAACTACAATCATTTTTAAGAGAATTTAATTACTCGTTCGATTTAAGAAAGAATAATTTACTATGTCTAAAATAAATTTTCATTACGCTTATCAACTCTGTGATATTGCAAGCAGAGAAGGAAAACCAAGAATATGTGGTGACGATAGAACTTTGCTTTCTAAAAAAAGTTTTGTTTCTTTTGTTAATTCAATTAAATATCTTAGTAATAATTTAGAAAATACAAAGCATACTATCTGTATTTTTAATGACAGATCAACTGATAACTTGGTGTCATTTGTCAAAGATAAAATAGAATCTTTGAAACAAGATAATATTGATTTTGTTTTTGAAAATACAGCTGAACCTGGTATTCTTACTAGTATTAAGCAATGTTATCTTTGGTTACAAGCTAATGGAATTGATTTTGTTTACCAAGTTCAGGATGATTATTTATTTTTTGAAACCGCTTTGTTAGAGATGTATAAAGTTATCCATCAAGTTAAAATGGAAACTGGTTATGATATTGTTGCAAGTCCATTTAATGACTTTTGGTTGTGGTTAGCTATTTACAGAAATTCCTCAACACCAAGAATTGTTATAGTAGGAGAAAATAGATATTGGATTCAATACTATGATATGAGTTGCTCTTTCATGACAATTCATTTAGAATTCAGTAAGCACTGGGATCTTTATCATAAATTTTTTGAATTGCTAAAAGACAATGATCCAAATTTGGAAAGATATTCTCTAAATTATATGTTGACACAAAGAGCACTTGGATTAGTTCCTATTAATAGTTTGGCTTTTCATATGCAGTCAGAATTGGAAAAGGATCCTCATACTGATTGGAAACCTTTATGGGATAGTATTGATGTCACACCAACAACAGCATGATTTTGTAAGTTTAGTAAAACAACAACATTTTAATTTTTTTACCAATAAAACAGTATTAGAATTTGGAAGCCATAATATTAATGGTTCAGTAAGAAATTTTTTTCAGGATTGTGCTTACATTGGTGTCGATGCAGGTCAAGGAAGAGATGTTGATATTGTTTGCATAGCTCATGAGTACGATATGCCAGAAGGCACGTTTGATGTAGTTTTATCTTGTGAGATGTTCGAACATGATCCATATTGGGTTAAGTCTTTTTCTAACATGCTAAGGCTTTGTAAGAGTCAAGGATTGATTTTCTTTTCTTGTGCTACTACCGGTAGAGCAAAGCATGGTACTCTTTATTGTGATCCACATAGCAGCCCCAACACAGTAGATTTGGGATGGGAGCATTATCAAAATTTAACAGAAAAAGATTTTAGAGACAATTTTAATTTTGATGAGGTTTTTGATCAGTACCAGTTTTCTGTAAACAGATTTTGTTTTGATTTATATTTTTGGGGAATAAAAAAATAATGGAAAAGATTTTAATTATGGGATTACCTGGAGCTGGTAAGACATATTTTGCTGAACGATTGAAAAGGTATCTAGAAATTCATGGAGAAAAATCTCTATCTACCATTGACTCCGATAAACCAATCTACAATTTAAACACAAAAGTTGATTGGTTTAATGCTGATGATGTAAGAAGAAAATATAATGATTGGGATTTTTCTAAGGAAGGTAGAATTAGACAGAGTATAAGAATGTTAGAGTTTGCTATGTCTTGTAAAGGAGATTACGTAATATGTGATTTTGTAGCTCCTTTACCTGATATGAGAAATAATTTTAAAGCCGACTGGACTATATGGATGGATTCTATCGAGTCTGGTAGGTTTGATGATACCAATAAAATGTTTATTCCTCCTGAAGTATATGATTTTAGGATTACAGAACAAAACGCAGAGAAATGGGTACCGTATGTCGGTCAGATGATTATAGAGAAAAAAAGAAGACCTATCTTTGATTGGAAAAAAGAAACTGTTCAGATGTTAGGTCGCTGGCAGCCATGGCATTCAGGTCACCGTGCTCTATTTGAGAGATCGGTTAAAAAAACTGGACAAGTTGTTATAATGATTCGTGATTGCCAAGGATGGCAAGGAAGTAACCCATTTGCAATAGATCAGGTCACTAGGTATATTAAAAGAGATTTAGATCCTTTGTATCAAGGTCAATTTTTCATTTTGGTTGTTCCTAATATTGTTAACATTACGTACGGAAGAGATGTAGGATATAAAATTGAGCAAGAAGTATTTGACGAAGAAACTCATAGTATATCAGCTACCAAGATAAGGAAAGAATTGGGATTAAAATGATATATTATGATGATCCTTTTGATCATTGGGTTGTAGATAATTTTTTGGATTTAAAACTTGCAGAAACGTTGTCTGATGAGTTTTTAGATTACAACGACCCTAATTGGTTTGGTTATAACAATCCATTAGAAAATAAAAAAACATTAAATAATTTTTATTACTATCCACCTACTACTTACCAATTTATTTCTTATCTCAATAGTCCTAAATTTATTATGATTTTAAATAAATTGACTGGAAACGTTCTTATGCCAGATATAGGTATGCATGGTGCAGGTTGGCATATTTATGGTCGTGGAGGTAAATTAAATGTTCATTTTGATTATTCCATTCATCCAAAATTAAATTTACAAAGAAAATTAAATATTATAATCTATTTAACAAAAGATTGGGATGTTAGCTGGGGTGGAGGATTACAATTTTGGTCACATAATCAATTAACTAACAAACCTTATACTAAAGTAAAAACGATTGACTTTAAATTTAATCGTGCAGTAATATTTGATACCACGAAACATGCATGGCATGGTTTTCCAGAACCTCTAACATGTCCCGAACACATATACAGAAAAAGTATTGCTTTATATTATCTTTGCAAACCACCTAAAGATATTGATCAAAGAAAAAGAGCTTTATATGCTCCTTCTGAACTTCAGATGAACGATCCTGATATAGAAAGGTTGATTATTGAAAGATCTAAATGATAAACTTTACCCAAAGAATTTTAAATTTATTGCAAGCTCATAATATTGATGGTCATGATAAACCAGGTGGTACTGATAAAAACACTAACCACAGTTATGTAGAAATTTATGGTGAGATATTAAGTCCTTTCATAAGTAAGAAAGGATGTTTGTTAGAAATAGGCATTCAATACGGAGGTTCTTCTTTGTTGTGGCAAGAACTTCTACCAAATTTTAAATTATGTTTTATTGACAATGAGGATAAAGTTGATCCTTCAATTAAAAAAAGGCTGATTGAAGGCACTAGCGAATTATTGTTTACTGATGGATATTCAAAAGACACATTAAATTTTCTTAAGACAAAATATCCTCAAGGATTTGATATTATCATAGATGATGGACCTCATACTATAGAATCTCAAAGAACATGCATAGAAAATTATCTTAATCTTCTTAATCCGGGTGGTATTATGGTTATAGAAGACATTCAAGATTTCAGTTATGTTGATCAATTGAGATCGATTATTCCAAATAACTTTCAAATCGATTGTTATGATCACCGAGATAAAAAAATAGATACGATGATGTTATTTTAGTAATAAAAAAACCTATATTAGAAACAAAAAATAAGATAGCAGTATTTTATCATGTAGGTCAGTTTGGACAGTGGGAAAGATTATTCCAAGAACAAATAAATTCTATTTGTATAAGTGGACTCTACAACTCATTAGATCATATTCATGTAGGGATTAATGGTGATAGTCCTATGCCTGACAAACTTGATAAAATGGTTCAGGTATACAACGAAAATAAAATACTCGAGGCTAATACATTAGAAGCTCTTTGGAATTTTTGTAGACAACATCCTGATTATAGGGTAATGTATCTCCATACAAAAGGAAGTACTCAAGAAAGTAAACCATACAGATATGCAACAGATGCATGGAGATTGTATTTAGAGTATTTTGTTATCCATCAATGGAAAAAATGTATTTCTTTATTAAAGAACTATGATACTGTTGGTACAGAATACAATTATGAAACTGGGTTAATTAACCAAGAGACTGGTGAAACTTTATGGCAGCAAAACCCTCACTATGCTGGAAACTTTTGGTGGGCTAATGCAAGTTACATTAATAAACTAGATCCAACTTACTTATATAACACTCAATATGGTTGGACAAGATATAGAAGTGAGTTTTGGATAGGTACAGGACATCCTAATAGATACAATTTTTTTCACACTGGTGTGTTTGACAAATATCATGAAAGGAATTATACTCCTTTAAACTATGTGTTTAAAGAACCTTTTATTGAACCAATTGAAATCGTGGATACACAGATGCTAAAAAACAAAAAGAAAAAGTTTGTAATGATATCAATGTTTAAAAATGAAGCTAAGACCATAGGAAGAATGTTAGAGTCTTGCTACAAATACATTGATTATTATATTTTACAAGATAATGGGTCTACTGATGGTACTCCTGAAATTGTAGCAGAGTTCTTTAAAGACAAAGACATTCCAGGACTTGTCTATAAGTGTGATGAGGGTTGGGTTGGTTTTGGTTGGAATAGAGACCACCTTCTTCAAAAATGTCTTAGTACTGATCACAATTGTGATTGGATTTTAAAGATGGATTGCGATGAAATTTTAGAGGTTGATGATGATTTTGATTGGAGTATATTCGATGATACCACTATCCATAGTTACCATGTAACTGCTTTAGCAGGAGGTACTTTTTATTTAAGAGCTTGGATTTGGAACGCAAGATTAAAATGGAAATTTAATCATGATACTGCTCATGAGACAATTGAATTGTTAAACGATAATATAGGTGCTAATTTTAGAAGAGTAGATCTGCCAAAATCATTTAAACAAATTGGAGGATTTGATGACGGAGAAAGTTATCAAAATCCTGCTAAGTATGCATGCGATGCTCTTAGAATAGAAGAGAAGCTCCTTAAAGAAAATTCAATGTTTACTGACTTGTATCATTTTTGGTATATTGGTAAAAGCTATTATGATAGTATTAAAAGCAGTGAATTCCCATTTAAAGATCGTCATGCAAAGCATTACGCAGAAAGATGTATATTTTATTTTAAAGAATATTTAAACTACACTCACAATTTTGATTGTACTAAAAAAGCAAATAACATAGATGAAATGGCTTATTATGGTATGATGATAATTGGAAATTGTTATAGATTTATGGGAGATTATAATCAAGCAATCATTCACCTTAAATATGCTGAAAGTTTTTGTCCTAGAAGAAATGAACATCTTTTAAACTTGGCAGAAATTTACAGGGATATTAAAGATTATGATAGTATGTTTGAAGTTGTAACGATAATGAATGATCCTAATAGAAGTAATCCATTTCCTGACTACTCATTTATTATTGATGCAAGTAGTTATTACGATACTGGAAACTACGTCAAAGAATTGTATCAAATTGCTTTTCAGCATACGAAAAAAAAATATGATGTATTTGGAGTTAATAAATGAATAAGAGATTATGGGTGATCGATGATTTTTATACTAATCCAGATCAAGTAAGAAACTTAGCTCTTTCAGTAGAATTTAAGGAAGATAATAGATGGTATAAAGGATTTAGATCTACTGAACAATACGTAACTAATGAAATTCAAGATATGTTTGAAAGTATCATGGGAATGAGACTCAAACCTTTAAAAGATACACATGGAATGTGTGGTAGGTTTCAAATATGTACTGCTGAAGAACCTTTAGTTTATCATGTTGACAATCAGAAGTGGGCAGGAATGATTTATCTGACTCCTAATGCTCCAGTTGAGTGCGGCACTATTTTACTTAAATCTAAGCTAACCGGTTGTAGAAATAGCGAGGAAAACAACTTTGATGATACCTTTAAAGGTGGTTTTTATGATAAAACTAAATTTGAAGTTGTGGACTTTATAGGAAATATCTATAATAGATTGATTATAATGGATGCTCATTGTATTCATGCAGCATCTCAATACTTTGGACAACACAAAGAAGATTCTAGATTAACTCATCTTTTCTTTTTTGATAATGAATAATTATACCTTTAGCATTATTACTCCTACACACAGCATTAATAATATACCTTATTTAACTGAATTGTTTTTGTCCATCAATGCCCAAACATATGACAATTGGGAATGGGTGCTACTTCTCAATGGAGAAATTCTTAAAAAAAATATTCCTAGTATAATAGCAAATCATCCTAAAGTAAGAATACTAAGATACGATGGAGATAACAAAAACGTAGGGTTTTTAAAACAACGAGCATTTAAAGCTGGAATAGGTGATATTTTAGTAGAAGTAGATCACGATGATTTATTAATTGAAACTTGTCTTGAAAAACTCAACCAAGCATATCAAAATAAACAATATGGATTTGTTTTTAGTGATAATGCATTATATCATATGAAAGAAGATCCGTTACCTTTTAACGAAGCATTCGGGTGGACTCACAAACATTTTAAGTTCAGAGATAAACTATTAATTTCAATGGATAGCTTCGAACCTACAAGCCATTCCGTAGGATACATTTGGTATGCTCCCGACCACGTAAGATCTTGGAGAAGAGAAATTTATTATGATATAGGTGGCCACAATCCAGATTTATCAATTTGTGATGACCATGAATTATTATTAAGAACCTTTCTTAAAACAAAATTTCTTAGAATACCAGAAGTGTTGTACATTTATAGAATTACTGGAGATAACACTTGGCTTGAAAGAAATCAACAAATTCAGACAACGACTGTACAGCTGTTTAATCAATATGCTCAGCAAATCGCTGAAAAAGAAGCTGATGATTTAGGATTATTAAAGGTTGATATTGGAGGAGGAATAAATGGGCGTCCTGGATATCTTACCATTGATCAACAAGATGCAGATATTAATTGTGACCTTAATAAGGGAATACCTCTAGAAGACAATAGTGTATATGTGCTTAATGCTAGTCATGTTATAGAGCATTTAAATGACAAGACATTTACAATGAAAGAGATTCATAGAGTTCTTGCTCACGGTGGTTGGGCGTTTATTGAGGTTCCTAGTACTGATGGAAGAGGGGCTTTTCAAGATCCAACTCATGTAAGCTATTGGAATGAGAATAGTTTTTTATATTATACTAATGGTTATCTTGGAAATTTTATAAGAAACAAAGATATTAAATTTCAAGAATTTAGAAGAGAAACTTGGTTTCCTAATCAGTGGTTAAAAAACTTAAATGTATGTGTTACAACTTGGTGGGGAGTTGCCAATAAACCAGGTGGTAAAAGGCTCCCACATAGATTAGAAATATAATTTTAAGATCTCCTAAATAATAAAAATAGGAGATCTTTATGGCAGTTCCTACTACAAGAAATGAATTTAAAGAATTTTGTCTTAGAAAATTAGGCAAACCTGTCATTGAAATAAACGTTGATGAAGATCAAATAGATGATAGAGTTGATGAATCTTTAAAGTACTATTATGACTATCACTTTGATGGTTCAGAAAAAATTTACTATAAACATATAGTTACTGCAAATAATAAAACAGACGGGTATATTACACTACCTGAAAATATTATTGGTGCTGTCAGAATTTTTCGGATAGGTGATCCGTCTATTAAATCAAATGATATTTTTAGTATAAGATATCAAATAGCTTTAAATGATTTGTACCAGCTAACTAGTGTTTCTCTAATTCCATATTATATGGTTATGCAACATCTGGGAACAGTAACTGAACTGTTAGTAGGAGAGCAGCCAATTAGATATAACAGGCATGTTAACAAACTTTATGTTGATATGGATTGGAGTAAAATTAACACTGGAGAGTACTTATTAGTTGAAGCTTATTCAGTTATAGATCCTAATACTTACACAGATGCATGGGGAGATAGATGGCTCCAGCAGTATTGTACTGCAAAGATAAAATATCAATGGGGAACTAATCTAACTAAATTTACAGGAATGCAATTACCTGGTGGTGTTCAATTTAATGGTGAAAAGATTTTAGATGATGCTAAAGCAGAGATAGACAAATTAGAGCAAGAAATAATTAGTAGTTATTCTCTTCCTGTAATGGATATGATTGGATAATTGTGTCAACTAATTTCTACTTTAACAATTTTACTTCTTCTGCTGAACAAGATTTAATTGCAGATTTAGTATTAGAGTCCATAAAAATTTATGGACTTGATGTTTATTACATTCCTAAAACTGAAATAGCAAAAGATAAAATTTTAGGTGAAGACCCTTCAGTAGAATATAATAATAGTTTCTTGATTGATATGTATGTAAAAAATGTCGAAGGTTTTGAAGGTGAAGGTAATTTTCTTTCCAAGTTTAATATTGAGATAAGAGATCAAATTACATTTACCATATCACTAAGAAATTTTAAACATGAAATTAATAGGTTTGATACAAGTATACAAAGACCAAAAGAAGGAGATTTAATATATTTCCCATTAAATGAAAAGATTTTTCAAATAAAATTTGTTGACATTCATGCAGTTTTTTACCAAATTGGTTCTTTGCAAATGTATGATTTAAAGTGTGAATTGTTTGAATATAGTAATGAAATTCTCAATACTGGAATAGATGTTATTGATAGGCTACAAGACAACTATTCAACTTCAGTTAATAACTTCGCATTATTAACTGAGAATGGTTTAGAGATAGCTGATCAAGATGGTTATACAATTTCGAGAGAGGAATTTGACTTGGAGGAGCAAGATGTTCTTTCTGACAATGATGATATACAATTAGAATCAAATAACATTTTAGATTTCACAGAGGCAGATCCTTTTAGTGAAGGAGGTATTTACTAATGTTTGGACATACCTTCTATCACAATACAATTAGAAAATATGTAATTTTATTTGGAACATTATTTAATGAAGTTTTTATTAATAGACCAGATACAAATAGAAATAGAACAATAACTATTAAAGTTCCTCTTTCTTATGGTCCTAAAGACAAAATGCTGGCAAGAATTGATGGAGATCCAGATTTAAATCGCCCAGCAATAGTATTACCTAGAATGTCTTTCGAATTAATTTCTATTAATTATGCCTCAGAGAGAAAATTAAACACCCTAAACAAACACATTAAATTAGACAGTTCTAATGATAACTTGTTAAAATATCAATACATGCAAGTTCCTTATGACTTTAGTTTTGAATTATCAATTGCAGTAAAAAATGCTGATGATGGTACAAGAATATTAGAACAAATATTACCATTTTTTACTCCTTCATGGAATTCCACCGTAGAGTTGATTCCTGAAATGGGAATAAATTTGGATATTCCTGTAATTTTAAATTCAGTCAATTCTCAAGATACATATGAAGGAGACTTCATAACTAGAAGAGCTTTGATATGGACATTGTCTTTTACTTTAAAAGGTTACGTGTTTGGTCCAATTAAAACAAATAAAATAATAAAAATCGCAAATACTAATTTTTATGATACAACCATATATGATAATATCAATGATGCAGTTGGAGTATCCGAGGTAATATCTTCTGTAGATATAACTCCAGGTTTACTTGCTAATGGATCTCCAACCTCCAATTCTTCATTAACTGTAGGTGTGGATAACATAAATGCAAACGATAACTATGGATACATCATCACAAAAACCTGATGTAATTTCAAAATCACTTGATCTTGTTCCTTTAAATCAAGTAAGCAAAAGTCAAAACAACCTCGAAGATGATTTTGAATATGCTCGAGGGAGCATGATTAATGTAATAGAAAAGGGGCAAGAAGCATTGAACGATATGCTTGATGTTGCTCAGAGATCTCAGCACCCAAGAGGTTATGAGGTGGTCGCTACTTTAATAAGTACTATTGCAAATGCAAATAAAGATCTTCTTGATTTATCAAAAAAGAAAAAGGATCTTGAAAGTAGTAAGGATGGACCTTCTACTGTTAATAATAATTTGTATATTGGATCAACAGCAGATCTTTTAAAACTTTTAAAGAAGCCTAATGAATGATGGATATCTTGGAAATACCAAGTTAAAAAAACCAAATGTAAAACACCAATACACTCCAGAACAAATTGAGGAGTATATCAAATGTGCCAAGGATGAGGTATATTTTGTAAAGGCATATGTAAAGATCGTTCATGTAGATCGAGGAATCGTTCCATTTGATCTTTGGCCTTTTCAAGAAACGTTTATATCAACTGCAATAAGAGAACGATTTGTTGTAGCAAAGATGCCACGACAAGTTGGAAAAACCACTACTATTGCGGCAATGATTCTCTATATGATACTATTTACTGAGAATTATAACGTTGCTATTTTGGCTAACAAAGAAAAACAGTCAAGAGAAATACTTTCTAGAATTAAATTAGCTTATGAGAATCTTCCAAGATGGATGCAACAAGGTATCGTTGAGTGGAACAAAGGTAACCTGGAACTAGAAAATGGATCAAAAGTTCTAGCAAGTTCTACCACATCAAGTGCCATCAGGGGTGGATCTTTTAACTTAGTATATCTTGATGAGTTTGCATTTGTTCCTGATAACATACAAGAAGAGTTTTTTAAATCAGTATATCCTACCATCTCATCTGGCCAAACTACAAAGATCCTTGTTACATCTACACCTAATGGATTAAATTTATTCTATAAATTATGGGTTGATAGTGAAGAAGGAAGGAACTCATTTAAAAGAGTATCGGTTCACTGGAGCGATGTTCCAGGAAGAGATGATGATTGGAAAGAAGAGACAATCAAAAACACTTCTCAAGAACAATTTAATCAAGAGTTTGAGTGTGAGTTCTTGGGATCCTCAAATACACTTATATCACCTCAGACGTTAAGAAGATTGGTATTTAAGACTCCATTAAAATCATCAGAGCAAGGCCTTAGGATATATTCTGAACCAGTGCCTGATGGATTATATAGTGTTATAGTGGATACGTCAAGAGGTAAAGGTCTGGACTACTCAGCTTTTATTGTAGTTGATGTTACTAGAGCTCCTTATAGAACAGTTGCTACGTTTAGGAATAATGAAATACCTTCTATTGTATATCCTTTAGTGGTAGAGCAAACTGCAAAATACTATAACAATGCATTTTGTCTTATTGAAACAAACGATGTGGGTCAGCAAGTAGTAGACATTTTAAAAGATGAGCTTGAATACGACAACATTCTTTACACTACTCAAGACTCAAAGAATGGACAGATTATTACAGCTGGATTCGGTGGTGTCAGATCACCAGGTGTCAAGACGTCCAAGCAAGTAAAGAGAATTGGATGTCAGGTGTTTAAAACATTACTTGAAAATGACAAACTTATTGTTAATGACTATCACACGATTCAAGAAATTTCCAGATTTGCTTTAAAGGGTAAAACTTATGAAGCTGAAGATGGTAATGATGATTTAGTAATGTGTCATGTTCTTTTTGCTTGGATGAGCACTCAACCATACTTTAGAGAACTGACTAATATTGATATGCGACTGAAACTATATACTGAACAACAAAAGATGCTTGAAGAAAGCATGTTACCTTTTGGGTTTATAGAAAGCGGTAAAACTGAAGTACAAGAATTTGAAGTTGTGGAATTGGAAAACATGTCGTTTGACCAATGGATGCGAAGTTAAAATCCTTAATTTATAAATAGTTATAGTCGTTCTTGTATAAATAAAAATTATTTTTTAGGAGAAGAACATGCCTTTCCAAGTTAGTCCAGGTGTAAATGTATCTGAAATTGACCTGACTACGGTAGTTCCTGCTGTTTCCACAACTGAAGGCGCATTCGCTGGTGTTTTTCGTTGGGGTCCTGTTGGAGAAAGAGTATTAATTGATTCAGAAGTTAGTCTAGTAGAGAGATTTGGTCGCCCTACTAACTTGAACGCAGAGACATTTTTCACTG